GTAGTTGATTTGGGGAAATAGACACTATAATATAAATATATGAAAGGTATCATTCTCGCAGGCGGTACTGGATCTAGAGTTTGGCCATCCACAAAAGTAGTTTCTAAACAACTCTTACCAGTATACGACAAGCCTACAATTTACTATCCTCTTTCTACTTTAATCAAGTTAGGTATAAAAGATGTAATGATTATCACGAATGGAGCAGCTTTTCCGAATTTACTTTCTTTGTTCAAACAAGAAGACGGAAAGAATAATCCATATCTTGGAATTAATTTTACCTTCCAAATTCAAACATCCCCAAGAGGTATAGCCGAAGCGTTAATTATTGCTGAAGAGTGGCAAGGAGATGATGATGTATGTTTAATTTTAGGAGATAATATTTTTACAGGTATAGAACCTTTCAAATGGTCAAAAGAATGTGGTGCTCATGTTGTAGGTTATAGAGTATCTAATCCGTGTGACTATGGTGTAATAGAAACAAATTACACTAACGGTCGCAGAGGAGTTAGATCAATAGAAGAAAAACCCACGGATCCAAAAAGTAATATCGCGGCTACTGGGATTTATTTTTACGACAAGACTGCTGGAAAAAAAGCAAAAAACCTTACACCATCCGATAGAGGAGAATTAGAAATTACCGATCTAAATAAAAGTTATTTAAACGATAACTTGTTGTGTTACAGTGAGTTAGATAGTAATTACGCTTGGTTTGACACTGGAAATCCGGATGATTTATTTGCAGCTTCTATGTATGTCAAGTCAATTCAGGATAGAACTCAGACTATGATCGGTTGTATAGAAGGAGAAGCATACAAGCAAGGTTTTATAACTCGAGACGAATTTAGAAGTATAAAGAATAGTATGCCTAGTTGTAGTTATCAGACAAATATGGTAATGAGCTACTTTTTAGATTAAAATATAATATGGAGAAAATGAGTCTCACACTCGGGCCGCTCGCTTCCCTAAGACATGGAGGAGATATATCTCAATATATAGAAGAAGAAAATAATGTTTCTCAAAATTGTTTTGATGATAATACAATTGAAGTTAACATAGGTATAAAAAATAAAAATCGAGTTGATGAAATTTTAATAGAATTAGATATAGATGTAAAAAAAATACCATTCGTTTTATCTGATAGAGATAAAAATAAATGGGATCGAATTTATAATACATCGAACACTCCTGAGAAATCTGAAAATATATCCTACTGTATGCGAGCATTTGATCATCTACAGTTAATGGATAATGGTAATATTCTCCCATGTTGTCCGCCATGGATAAACCACTATTCGATTGGTAACATTAATGAACAGTCATATGAAGAAATTTGGAACGGTGAAAAGGCTCAAGACTTTAGACGGTCTATATTAGACGGTTCATATAAATTTTGTAACGAAAATTCTTGCCCTCATTTACGAACAAAAACAGGGCCATTGAATGATAATAATTGGAGTGAGAATATACAAAATGATATTGCTAACAAAAAAGTAGTTTTAGACCACGGTCCAGAAGAAATACAATTCTGCTACGATAGGTCTTGCAATTTATCCTGCCCTTCATGTAGAGACGATGTAATTATGGTCGATAAGAAAACACGAGCTATATATTTAAAGATGCAAGAACAACTACAATCTAGTTTCTTAAAAGATGCCAAAACATTAGTTATTACTGGATCAGGAGATGCATTCGCCAGTCCAGTGTTTAGACAGTTTTTACAAACTCTAGAAAAACATCAAGCCCCTAACATAGATTGTATTGTTATACTCACCAACGGACTGCTAGTTAAAAAATACTGGCACACATTAAGTGATTACACTAAAGAAAAAATTAAAGTTATAAGTGTATCTATTGACGCCGCAACAAAAGGAACGTACTTAATAAACAGGCGCGGCGGATCGTGGGAACTTTTGCATGAAAATTTAAAATTTATACAAAACCTAGATAATGTTAAATTATACACGAGTATGGTCGTACAAGATAATAATTTTAAAGAAATAATACCGTTTGTTGAAATGTCAAAAAAATACAATACACGACACGTACAACTACAAATAATTGAACCAGATTTTCATCACGGAAAACCTAATTATATAGAGAACTGGTTACAAAAAGCTGTACATGAAAGAGTACATAGAAACCACGCAGAATTACTTAAAGTAATTAAAGATCCTTATTTTGATGAATATTTAAATTAACTTTGCTTCTATACGAGTAAATTCAAAAGTAGCAGAAGCTCCAATCTCATCTGTGTTATTATAGTTCCATTGTATCTCAGATAAACTTGTCGGAAACGCCCCGATATAATCCCATTGTATCTTTCTGTTCTCGTATTCATCTAATCCAAAAACAGTTAAGTTAGAAGAATAAATTGGCATAACTTTACCGGGTTGATGATATTTTATAATTTCATCTTCATTTACAGTACCCTTTTTGACATCGTTTAAAACGTCTAGCCATTTATATATAGCCCAGTAATTGTTATACTCTGTATCTATTTTAAAAGTAATATTAAGAGAGGAGTAAGCTGGTCTAGCATGGGAACTAACTTTTATACTTTGAGAGCCATAAGGCACAGTCTGTTCGGGTACACTTATTGCAGGAGTTACTGCTCCAGCGATACTAATTTCAAAATTATTTGGCATTACTCTATTATTATTGCGAGTAATATTGTCGGTGATATTTTTAATACCTTCTGGTAAATTCAATACTAAGATGAATTTATCTTGTCTATTTTTATTCAGTGGTGATTGATTCATACGCGTGTCCAACCTTCAGCTTCTAACATCTCCATATCCGATGGTTCGCCGTTGCCAAAAATATTTATGTCTTCAAAGTGAACTGGGTGAGGGTTCCAAGTATCATCTATATTTTGTAAACTATAATCTTGTAGAAAATTACTAAACTTTTGATCTACATACGCCCCTAGTTCTAATCTAGCAGGTCTTTGATTTCCGTCAATCTCTAATACATTATAATAGCGTTGTACTAAAGTATTGTCTAATATTAATAATGCCCAAGTTAAAGCCATAACTCTATCATCAAACTCATAACCAGGCTGGGCAGCCCATGAGCCGTTAGGGTATCTTACGAAATTCTTAAGTTCTTCAACAGCTTTTTTCGAATTAAACTTAACACACTTTAATTCGTTAACCCAATATCTCATATTAGTAATACCTTTATATTTTGTATTTGTATGAGCATATACACCAAGTCTATCATATTTTACTTGCCCAACTTTAGGAGAATAATTAACTATATTTCTATAATTGTATTGGTGGAATAAATTATCTACTACCTGACTACCGCAGTTATTTCTTTCTATTAATACAGGAGGGGTTCCCCAGTGATAACAAATATCTCGTACCTTGGTAGTAAATTCAAACGGATTGATTTCATTGCTAGCATACTCTGCAACTTGAACTATATTTTGTAAATCGGTAATATCTAATACTTGTATAGCGCTATAGTTTTGCTGAACACCTTCTGCAACATCAACACCAATTGTATATAAATGGTCATTGTTTGGTTCTTCCCAGATACTATAGCAACCATCTTCAAATAAATGCTTAGGGTCCCTTGTCTCACTATCGAGCTTAGCGTAGAAGACCTCATCAATAAAAGAGTCACCAGTATCAAGGAACTTACATTCAAACTCTTGCGCAAAGGCTTCTTCACTACCTATCGAGCGAATAGTATCTTTCTTCCATGCTTCATCTCTTCCTGGAATTTCATCCCATAAAATCTTTTCTGCTTTCCAGTTACTCTTACCATTATCTGCATCTGTATACAAATTATAAAAAAGGTTATTACTGCCATTAGGGGTAGATGCGACGAATATTTTAGATTTTTTTGAACTAGAAATAATAGGGTAAACTGATTTCCAAAAACTATCGACCAAATTATTAGGGATAAATGCAAGCTCGTCTAGAATTAATACGTTACAAGAATCGCCACGACCAGCATCCGAACTCGTAGTACTAATACCTATACTACTACCATTTGCTAATTTCATAGAAGTCTTACCATATTCTAAAACACCAGGTTTGAGATAGTTAGGTAATTTTTCATAGGCAGTCCGAACACGAGAGAATATATTGATAGCGGTTTGTTCTTTGTTAGCAACAATTAATATACGTTGATCATCTTGAAAGCACGCTATCCATAGTGCGTAAATCGTCATCATTGTAGTTTTACCAGTCTGTCTAGAAGCAAGACAAGCTACAAATCTATTATCTCTCAAACTACGTAAAACTCGTTTTTGACAAGGATATAGTTCTATTTTTATTTTACCACGATCTAGGTTAACTATATAAAAGAAGTTCTCTGCAAAGTATAGAATGTTTTGTTTTGCTTTCTTAAGAGTCTTTACCATTTCTGGAGTCCATTCAAACTCCATATTAGCATTAGGTAAATCTTTATTACCTAAATAGTACTTATCCTCTTTTTTTTGCCGCGGCATCAATAAATATTTACATGACCGGAAAAGATTTCGACACATTAAATGAAGCATATAGATCT